AACTTAACGCTCAATTAAAACAATTAGATTTTCATATCCATGAGATATTGATATTTTGTGATCCATACTTTAATTATTCTCTAGAGGAATTTCAGGATATTATTGATGCATACAATGATTGGTATAATGAAAAGGATATATTTTTTATGGGTTTTCATCCCCTCAATCCAGCCAATGAAGAAGAACAAGAGTTTCTGGTTACTCCAAATGGGGAGACCACACTTGTAGAGAGTGATCTTATGTATTCTATGATGTTGATACAAAAGTTCTCGCAATTACAGGAAGCTTCTGATAAACTACATCGTCAAGGTTACTATAAGAAGTGGCCAAAAGGGTACTATAAAGACGTCGTAGTATCTAGACAAAAAACCTTTAAACGAATATTCGGAGGTCGATATGATGGGTAAGAAAAAATCAGTTCCAATGAAACGAGGTGGCGTTGCTAAAAAACGTGGCGGTGGCATGATGATGGAAATGAAACGTGGCGGTAAAGTCATGAAGGGTAAAAAGAAAAAAGTAATGAAGAAAAAAGGCAAGAAAAAATAGATGCCTACGTATTCTTCAACATCAGATTTCAATTTATCAATTGATGATATATCAGAAGAAGCTTTTGAACGATGCGGTCTTCAAATTCGTAGTGGCTATGATATAAAGACCGCAAGACGTTCTCTTAATTTAATGTTAGCTGAATGGGCTAATAGAGGTTTAAATCTTTGGACAATTCAAAAACAAGAAAAAACATTAGCGGCTAATACAACAGCTTTAACAGGAACTGATTTATTTGGTTCTGCGGCTAATGACAGTTCACAGATTGTTGATATTACTGATGTCATTATTCGTGATTCAAGTAATAATGATTATTCAACATCAAGTATAAGTAGAGCTACGTATTGGAACTATACTGTTAAAACGACCAGCGGACGACCAACTCAATACTATTTTGAACGTACGATAAACCCAACACTATATCTATATCCTGCTGCAGATTCAGCATACACTCTAATATATTATGCTCTTGTTCGGATGAAGGACTCGGGCGATTACACGAATAATAATGAGATTCCTTTTCGATTTCTTCCATGTTTATCTGCTGGATTAGCTTATTACATAGCTATGAAAAAAGCGCCAGACAGAATTCAATTATTAAAACAAATTTATGAAGATGAGTTCCAACGAGCAGCGGATCAAGATGGTGAAAGAACAAGTTTATTTTTAACACCTAAAACATATTTACCAGGAGTCTAAATGGCTAGATATGCATCAGGTAAATTTGCACAGCGAATATCTGATCGTTCAGGTATGGCATTTCCTTATAATGAAATGGTGCAAGAATGGAATGGTTCATGGGTACATATTAGTGAATTTGAGCCTAAACATCCGCAGTTAGAGCCTTTACCAAAAGTATCTGATCCACAATCTTTACAATATGCTAAAGCACAGAAAATTAGTGCTATTGTTCCTTTGACAACAAACTTCTGTGGAAGAAATTTATTTGGTGTAAAAACACAAACAATTACACAGTTTAACCCCATACCCGCACCAGGGGCAGATGAGACAGTGACTGTTAATACAATGCAACCTTTAGAAGGGACAGATCAAGAGAATAAAGATATAGAAATTAGTTCATTTTTAGGTACAATAACAGTGAGTATAACATGACCACTTATTCAGAATTAGTAGATCAAATAAGAAATTACACAGAAACATCTAGTGATGTTTTAACCACAACTATAATTAATGATCTTATCAATCAAGCAGAACTTCGTATTTTTAGAGAAGTAGATCTTGATGTATTTAGAGCTTATCAATTTACAACATTAACACAAGGCAATGAGTTTATTACATTACCTGGTGCTACTCCAAGCACTATGTCATTTGTAAGAACAGCCTCTATTTATCCAACTGTAGGAACAGATGCTAACGTAAGAACTTATTTAGTACAAAAAGATATTAGTTATATGACTGAGTACTGGCCTAATAGAACTACACAATCAAAACCAAAATACTATGCTATGTGGGATCAAAACACAATATACCTTGCTCCAACTCCAGATACAGCATATAAGATAGAATTAGCTTTGAATCGTAATGAAACAGGTCTTTCTACCACTAATACCACAACATGGGTTAGTCAGAATGCACCACAAGTTTTGTTGTATGGCTGTTTAATTGAGGCTTTTAAATTCCTCAAAGGACCCTATGACTTACTTGCTCAATATGATAAAAGTTATCAACAAGCTATAGAACGCTTGCAAATAGAACAACAAGGTAGACGAAGAAGGGACGAATATCAAGATGGTGTTATTCGAGTTCCTTTGCAGTCACAACAACCATAGGAGATAAAAGATGGCTATATCACAAGCAGTGTGCAACTCTTTTAAAGCAGAGCTTTTAGAAGGGAAACATGATTTTGCGAATGGTGGACATACTTTTAAAATTGCGTTGTTTACATCAAGCGCAACTTTAGGAGCAACAACTACTGACTATTCGACAACAAACGAAATAACAAATACATCTGGTTCAGCTTACGTAGCGGGCGGAGAAACTTTAACAGGTCAATCTGTTACAGGTGGTTCAGGAGCATCAACAGCTTATGTTGATTTCTCAAATGATCCTCAATGGACTTCTGCTAGCTTTACAGCAAACGGAGCGATGATCTATAACACTACAACAGATGGTGGAACTGGAACAACGGACGCAGTATGTATTTTAGCTTTTGGTTCTGATTTTACAGCAACTAACGGCACGTTTACTATTCAGTTTCCAGCACCAGGTACGAGCACAGCTATACTGAGATTATCGTAAGGATTTAACATGGCATTGATTATCAATGATCGTGTTAAGGAAACCACGACAACAACAGGAACGGGAACCGTGGACCTTGCAGGAGCAAGTGATGGTTTTCAAACTTTTGTCGCTGGTATCGGTACAACTAATACAACGTATTATTGCATTACGATGCAATCAGGTAGCACGGAATATGAAATAGGAATAGGCACTGTTACAGATGCAGCCCCTGATACATTATCAAGAGACACTGTTTTAGAGAGTACAAATAGTGATAATTTAGTAAATTTTTCTGCAGGTGCAAAAGATGTATTTTGTACATATCCAGCAAGGAGGGCGCCATCCCCTGTCATGGATCCTACAGCTTATGTTACTACACATAATTCTACTATCAGTGATACACAAACAATGGACTCTGGCGTTTTAGCTGGACCTGTATCTATTACAGGGACACTGTCCGTAACAGGGAATTTATTTATTTTATGAGCACGCTTGAAGTAAATAAAATTATACCACAAGGATCAGGCACTGCTCTTCAAATTGGAGAGAACGGTGACACCATAACGTTGCCAGCAGGAACAACAATAACATTACCTAACGGATCAGTTACCAACGACGAACTAGCAGGTTCTATTGCTAATGCAAAATTAGCGAATTCATCAATTACAATTAATGGATCATCTGTTGCTTTAGGTGGCTCAACCACTGTACAAGCAGTTTTAACATTTCCAACAATCAGTTCTATAAATCCTAGTGTTATAGAAAACACACAAACAGCAGTTACTATAACAGGAACAAATTATATTTCTGTTCCTTTTGTCGATGCAATTAATTCTTCAACAGGAGCTATTGTGTCAGCAGACTCAGTATCGTTTACAAGTGGAACAACTATTGTAGCAACATTTACTTTACCTGTAGATGGCACCTATTTTCTTCGTGTAGAAAACAATGACGGACTAGCCGTACGATCAGGTTCAGCATTACTAACAGTATCAGACGCACCAGCTTGGCAAACAGCGGCGGGTAGTCTCGGTAGTTTTGCTGCAGGGTCATCTGTTGGAACGATTACCATTACAGCGACAGATGCAACGTCTTTTGCTGTAACGTCTGGGTCTTTGCCTGGAGGTCTTACGTTGAATAGCGCAGCAACTAATGCTACAATAACAGGAACAGAGTCAGGAGCAACAAGTGCTACGACGTATAACTTTACGGTGACGGCTACCGATGCAGAGGGTCAAACAGCAGACAGAGCATTTAGTATAGCAATAACTGTAGGGCAAATAAATAGT